TTTTTTTAAGCTAAGGAGTAACCAATGTCCGAATCTCTAAGTGAATTCCTGGTCATAACAAAGTATACCAGTGAAGGACTAGATAAACTAAAAAAAGAATTGAGTGATTTAGAGGCTGATACCGATAAATTCGGTAAGGTGTTAGAGGGTGGCCTTAATGCTGGTCTATCTACCTTAGGTAAGATTATAGGTACTGCTGCCTTAGCTGGTGTAGCAATCTACAAGATTAGTGACGCTACGGTAAAGTATACCGATAAGTTGTACTCCGCTTACATGATGCAGATTCGTTTAGGCGGTTCAAGCTTACAAAACATGAAAGCAATGGGTCAAGCTGCTGAAGACGTTGGTTCCTCAGTAGATGAACTAGCTGGGTCAATGGCAGGTCTACAACACTTTCAACGTTACTTTGGTTCACAAGGGTTAGCCTTCATTCAATCTTTTATCCCCACTGTCAAAGCCTCTGACAAGAATGATGTAATTATCCAGAAGCTTGCCGAATACATTCCTACGTTAAAAGCCAATGGTGTTAGTTTACCTACTCTTTTGAGATTTACTGAACACGCAGGATTCAATGAGAACTTGGTTAGCCAACTGTATGATGATCCTAAAAAGTTTCAAAAGTATTTGGATGAATACAAAAAAGCAGGTGGTAAAGAAGAAGACCTAGCAAAGACTCAGGCATTAGCTACTGAACAAAGCTTAAAACAGTTGTCTGCTACTGCTGACAATATTAAAGCAAACGTGATGGAACCCTTGATGGTAACATTAAAGGATGCCGTTGATTACCTTAAATCTAACCGTGAGCTAATTGAAAAAGGTATTGATGAAGCTCAAGACAAGTTTGCGAGAACTGTTGATACCTTTGAAAAGGCTGTCAATGAGTTTGCGAAGACACCTGAACAAAGAGCTGAGGAAGCAAGAGCAAGAGGTGAAGGTATACCTGAACCGAGTACATACACAAAACTTTCTGATGAGATTATTGGACGGTTTACAGGTCAACATGAGCTTGTTGGTATTGATAAGGCCGAAGAAGATTTAATGAAAAAAGGATTAACCCGAAATGAGGCTGAAAGTGTTTGGTTTGGAGGTATAGGTCCTGAATCTCACGGCATCATAAACGCCATAAATAAAGATAGCGGTGCCTTTGGTTTATTCCAATTGTTAGGTTCTAGGTTAACAGACTTTAAAAAGATGATTGAAGCCAAGGGACTTACAATGGAATATCTGTCTAGGGATCCTAATGCTAGTTATGACCAACAAATGCTATTCTTTGACATGGAACGCAGAGGGCTTATCGGTACAGAATCATCTAATTGGGCCAAAGTTATTGAAGGTGCTAAGCGTAGTAGACATGAAGGTGCGTACAGCTTTAGCAAGTATTATGTACGTCCAGGTGCAATACATTCAGTAGAAGACGCTCAAAATGAACGCATCTCTAAGGAACGTGAGAAATATGTGATTGAACATGGTAGAGACAACTTTACAAAGGTTGATGTCTATATTGATGGTGAGAAGAAGACTCCTAGAAGCACAAAGGTATCTGTTAATAATCTAGCTCCTCGTTATCAACAACAAAGGATGGCCTAATGAGCATTGAAACTACACTCGCACTATTCAAAGTACAGAACGATAGACGAATAGGTCCTTTCGGACAACCTAAAGGACAATTCTTGGCTCCCTGTAACATTACTGAACACCATACAGATGTATATACCTTTACTGATCATCCTGTTGCTGCAACCTCATCATCCAATAGTTTTATAGGTTCATTAACAGATCATGCTTACAGGCAACCCAAAAGAGTAAACATTGTATTAGCCTACTCTCTTAGCAGTGGCATAAACGCATTTAAACAGATTGCGAGCCTTGTATCCAGCATTGAAGCTCCTATGTCAATTAACGATTATTATCAAATGTTCCTTGATTTACAAGGTTCACTCAACCCTTTTGACATTGTTACTGGTAAGAGACGTTATCATAATATGGTCATTGAAGAGATTCAAGAGACCACTGACGTTACGACTGAAAACATTGTTAAGCTTGAACTGAGATGTAGAGAAATTTTGATAGGCAGTACAATAATCATTACCTCTACATCAGACAATGCTGCTTATGGACCTAGTCAAAACAATGGAACAGTTAACGCTGCCTCACAACCAGCATCTAGTTTACCTACTCCCTAGGAGTTTATATGGTAATTGAAATACCTTTAATAAATGGTTCTCAGAATTTAACCTTTGTAATAAACTCAGATACTTATGTATTAAACATTACTTGGCGTTCAACTACATTCGGTCTTGTCACAAACATTTCTTTTGATACTAATTACCTTGACTCTGAATACGGACAATTAACTGGCAACTATTACCTAGATATTTTACAAGACAATGCGTTTCTTGTATCAGGTATCATGCTAGTAACTGGTACTGATTTGTTGTATCCCTTTGCTTACTTAAACATTCCTGGTAAATGGTACATTGTCAATGATGACCTCAATGATGAACTACCAACCTATTCTAGTTTAGGACAAACAAGTCATCTACTAGTATCTTATTAGGGAGTCAGCTATGAGTAATCAATACCTTAGGTACGTATTTGCCTACATTCAAAATCAAAGTAATAGTATAATGGTCCTAGAGTCAGAGATTCCTAATCAATATACTTGGGATTCAAATTCAAATAAAGTAGACTCTACTTTAGGTTTTCATATACATTTTGATATTCAAGCTGCGTTATCAACCCAACCTAAAACAATTCATTTTACAAGTTTTAATCCCTCTGATCAACAATTAAAATTTAGTCAGCAAGAAGGTAACATGCTTGTTGTTTACGCAGGTTATTTAGGATTACCCAGTCCTCAGCCTGTTGTAGCTCTTGATCCTAAATCAGGCTTTTACAGTGAAGCACAGATTAGTCAATTGCTATCTGATCACCTTACTAGTCTTAGTCAAGCATTCCCCTCAATGTCAGTTAAACCCATATTTATGGGTAACATCATTCAAGCAAGAAAGTTGCTTGCCAATACAACTGATTCTGTGTTAGAGATTACTGCCGTAGATGGTGATGTTCAAATGACCACTGCTTTTACAAATATTAGTGTTAAGGCAGGTCAAACAAGCAAGAGTACTATGGAAGCAGCTACGGCAGCAGCCTTAAATGATTTACGTAGATTACAGAATACTGGAATAACAGCCATGCCTTTTGTATTAAACTACGAAGAGAATCAGGGTGTGCTTCATAGGGGAAAGACAATCGTAAGTCCTTACTATGACGCACTAAGAGCATTCGGTGCCAACAACAGTGCTGACGTATACTTTGAAGATGGTAGTCCAACTGTATTAGGTAGGGATTCTATTAACGGACCTTTGATTGAGATTAGTCCATCTAGTGGTCTTATAGGATTACCTACACAAACATTTAATGGAATAAATGTTAGATGTACGTTGAATGCTAGTTTGGTACGAGGTGGAGGTATAAAATTAAATAATAAGCTCATTCAAGTACAAGCATTAGGAACGGGTTTAGGTGAGTTTAAAGATTATGTTGTAAACATTACACCTATATTAGACGGCATTGTAGGCAACTACAAGATATTGGCTGTAAATCATGTGGGTGATACTAGAGGACAAGATTGGTATACAGATTTAATTTGTTATTCTTATGACACACCTCCTCCATCTTCAATTGGCAAATACACACCCTTTTAAACTATGGACATTAAACAGTTAATTGCAGACCCATTAGACACAGACCTATTAAACTTTCGTAGCCAACAAAGCAAGATTTGGACAGCAATACCAGGAGCAATAGTAGAATGGTTCCCTGAGACACAGACAGCAACAGTTCAGGTAATGATTCAACTAATTAGATTTATACCGTCCAATACAAATGTTTATAATGTGACAAACGTTAATGAGAATATTAGCGTATTGTATGATGTATTAGTCCAGTTCCCTAGCGCAGGTAATTGCAGTCTCACATTCCCCTTAAACTACGGTGATGAAGGTTTACTTGTATTCTGTTGCAAGTGTATAGATGCTTGGTGGTATCAAGGTACTTTGCATCAAGGAGTTATTACTCCATCAGCTCAACCTGAGATGAGGATGCACGACATTAGTGATGCTACCTTTATTCCCGGTATAAAGAGTGTTCCCCAAGTAATCCCATCAATCTCTACAACTGAGTTACAGATTCGTACAAATGAAATGGATGGCTTACATCCTAAAGCTTACTTTGGACTTAATCCTTCTACCTATAATATTACAATAACTACACCTAGTTTGGTCTCTGTGAATGCACCTACTATTGATTTAAATGCAACAGCTTTGAATATTACTAGTCCATTAACAACAATTGATGGTAACATTCAGCTAAATGGTTCAATGACTTCAACAGGCGATATAGTTGCTGCAAGCATTAGCGCAGACCATCATACCCATACAAGCGCAGCACCTGGGTCACCAACTAGTCCACCTTTACCATAAGGAACATATATGCGAGTACGTCAACTCAGTAAAGACGGTGATTATCAATTAAACTCATTTTTGTCCAACAGTAGTCAATGTGTAGCTCAATGTGTTACTACAAGATTAAAGCTTTGGTTAGGTCAATGGTTCGCTAATGTTTATGATGGTACAGATTGGGATAACGCTATATTAGGATTTGGTACTCCTTATGACTTGACTATTCAAGATCGTATTCTAGGGACACAAGGAGTAACAGAGATTGTGAGTTACTCTTCTAGTATCGTGAATCGTAATTTAAGTGTGAATGCAACAGTCTTAACACAGTATGATACTACGCCTGTTGTAATTACGTTTAACACAGGATTCTAAGGAGATTAAATGTCAACATCCTCACAATTAGTATCAAGTAATGTAGCTGCTACCATAGATGCTTCAGGAGCCCACGCTCCCTTATTCCCTGACATTGTCAATTACTTTGTAACTGAATATAAACTTATATTTGGTTCTGATTCTTATTTAACAAGTGATAGCCAAGATTTTCAGTTAATTAACGTTTACGCTGCAGCCATTAATGATGTCAATACAGCTATTCTTAATGCCTATAATTCATTTAGACCTACTTATGCTCAAGGTACTGGTCTATCTAGCGTAGTACAGATTAACGGAATACAGAGGTTGGTAGCTACTAATAGCACTGCTACCGTAACAATTGTAGGTCAAGCAGGTGCTCCAATAACAAACGGTATTGTTTCTGATACGCTAGGTAATCAATACACGTTACCCTCAAGCATTGTAATACCTTTAAGTGGTTCCATAAGTGTGTTAGCTACATGTACTGCCCTAGGTAGCATCTATTCAGCAGCCAATACAATTATAAACATTGTGACACCTACTAAAGGCTGGCAGTCAGTAACAAATCCAGAGGCATCTACTCCAGGTAATCCTATAGAGACTGATGCTCAACTAAGAAAAAGACAAACTCTTTCTACTTCTTATGGTTCTACCTCTACCGTAGTAGCAATCTATCAAAAGCTTAGTAATACACTGGGAGTAACTGACGTACAAATTTATGAAAATAACACGGGTACCACAGACACATCAGGTTCTATTAGTGGAGCACCTGGACTACCTGGCCATAGCATAGCGGTTGTTGTTATAGGTGGTGACCCAATAACGATTTGTAATACAATAGGTAATACAAAAGATCCAGGTTGTGGTACCTATGGTACAACATCTGAGATTGTGAATGTAGGTAACACTACTGAAACAATCAATTTCTATGTATCAAGCACAGCCGTAGTAACAGCTACCATTACTATTACTCCTAAAGTTGGTTATGATAGTAGTGTCAGCTCCTTAATAAAAACCAACTTTATGAGTTATATAAATGGTTTACAAATAGGTAGTGCTTATGAGTTTGCTCAGGCACTCGCTGCTGTTGTTGGACCCACCTACAAGACTGAGACCATAGTAATCACTGTTAACGGAGGTAGCCCAACAACTAACGCTGATGTAGCTGGCACCTTTAACAGCAACTTTAAGGTACTAATGTCAGCAATTACTTTGGTAGATTAACATGAGCATCTCTCAATATAGTGTGAGTGAAGCCTCAATAAGTGATTCACTTGTTGAGACTCCTATTATACCAATAAACCCAACAACAACTGCTCCACCTAATCCGTATCTAACACTCATTACGCAAGAGTTTCAGACACCTGCAATGCTTGCAATAACTGACCTCTATACTAGGGCTTGTTGGACACTCACATTATTATGTCAACAATTACCATCCTTGTTTGATATTGATACGGCTGTAGGTGATCAACTAGATATTATAGGTGAATGGATAGGCTTTAATAGGGTTATTAGTCCAGGTATAACCAACGCTTCTTTTAGTTGGGGAGTAGATGGCTTAGGTTGGGGACAAGCTTATTGGGAAACTTATGGTTCTGGGGGAAGTATTACAATCCTACCTGATCCAATATATCGTCAAATTTTGTACACAAAAAGAATTTTAAATTCTTGGGATGGTTCAATCCCTGAGATTGTGAATGCCCTACAAACAGCATTCAAAGATAATGAGATTATTGTTATTGATGGTCAAGATATGACTATGACCATTGATATTGCTGGCTATGTAAACCCATTAACAGTTGCCCTAATACAAGGAGGCTATTTCAACCTAAAGCCAGCAGGCGTACACATTACATTTAATGCTTCTAGTATATTCTTTGGTTGGGGTATTGAAACTGCTTATATTAAAGGTTGGTCAGAAGGTAACTGGGCTACGGTTGTCTATAGTTTTTAAAAACTAATTGGAGTAAAAAATGTCTTTAGTAAATGATTTTCTAGTCTTTGCGTCATCTAATGGTTCATCTGTAATGACGCAAAGTAATTATGTAACAGCCGTTGCTTCTGGTACTGGTGTTGGTGTTGGTGTCGCTGATCCTACCTTAGCAAATAAGAGTTGGAGACAAAGTAGCATAATGTCTACCGTCTTATCATCTTATGTAAGTCAAACAGCAAACGTAAATGTAATAGATGATGGTACTACCTCTACAATCACTTCTAACCTAGCATTGGCATTACAGCTATCTACGTATGAAACAGATTCATCTAGTACCGTAAACGTGCTAACATCAAATTCAATTGTTCCTTTACTGAGTTTAGCTGATGGACTACAAGTTACGTTGAGGGTAGCAAATACTAATACGGGTCCAGTAACGTTCAACTATAATGGATTAGGTGCGTATCCTGTAATTGTACCAACAGGTTATAGTTTGTTAGGTGGTGAGTTAATTCAAGGTTATAGCTACACACTTACCTACAATACAAGCGTCTCTAAATGGGTATTAACTGATTATCAACTAACTAGCCTTACTCAATTACAGACAGATAACAGCAACCACATTGCTACTACTGCTTGGGCTACATCAAAGATTAATACTGCTGTATCTGCTATACAAACTCTACCATCTGGTGTAATATTACCCTTCGGTGGTACGAGTGCTCCTACTGGCTTCTTGTTGTGTCCTAGTACGTTTGCTGCTGCTCAATATTTAATTAGTGCTTATCCATCTCTTTATGCTGTGATGGGTTCCTTATGGAATGGTGGATTTACTCCTGCTTCTGGTTATTTCACTATACCTTGGGCACCAGTGGGTTACAGTTTAATATTCGGTGCTAGTGCGCAAGTAGCTACAGAAACTGTTGGTCAAGTAATTGCACATAACCACTTATTAAACTGTAAGCACGTTGATTCATTTGCTGCTGGTGGTGATACTGCTGTAGAATATACGCCAAGTAGTCCCGGATCTTATGTTGTTGGTACAACAGGCGGCAGTGCAAACTACGCTGCTGGTGTCTATGCTTCTCACATTGTAAAAATCTAAGGCACGTATGTTATATTTAGATCGCTTAAAAACAAATGTATTAAATACTCCGTCCACTACATCATCCTATTTGATAGGTACATCTGTAGATGGTTTTAGATCCTTTACTCCAACAGAAGATGGGTTAGCGTTTGATATTGTTGTAACTGATGGCCTTAATTGGGAGATTGCTACCAACGCTGTATTCACTCTCTCTACAGGTATGTTATCAAGAGGTACGTTTGTTGCTTCCAATACAGGTATACCTATAAACTTTACTAATCAAGCAATAGTTTCCAATGATTTGATTGCTCGCCGTATATTAGTGACTGATGTATCTAGTCCCATTAATGGACAACTATTATTGTATGATGGTAGTAGTTGGAACAACATTACTCCAGTCCTAGATACCGCTACTGATGTCTCGCTAACTAGTCCTACTAACGGACAAGTATTACGATATGACGGCCTAGATTGGATTAACGGAACACTGGTCTTTGATTCACTTACAGATGTTTCAATAGTTGGTCCTTCATCAGGTCAATTAGTACAATATAATGGCATAGATTGGACCAACATAAATGCTACACTCTCAATAAATACTGATGTCTCGCTATCTAGTGTAGCTGCTGGTCAGGTATTAGAGTATGATGGCGTACATTGGACCAACCAAAATCTAGCATTAGCATCAGATACTGATGTCTCGCTCACTAGTGTAGCTAATGGACAGGTATTGACGTATAATGCATCAATTTCAAAGTGGGTTAATTCAGGTATTCCATCTCCTTCTTTAGCTGCTTGTACTGATGTCTCGCTCACTAGTGTAGCTGCTGGTCAGCTATTACAATATGATTCAGGTAGCTCTAAATGGGTTAATGCTAATGTCTCAGGCGTTACTGACAATAGAATAGCTCCGTCTACCTTTACTACCGCTGCTTCTGTTAATGGCCTAAACAACTTAGCTTTAGGTGATGGTGCTAATGTAGGTAGTGGAGGTACATCTAATGGTGCAATCGCTATAGGTTATCANGCATATGTTCATGGACTTCCAACACCTTTCTCTGCTGGTTCTTATAGCATTAGTATAGGATACCAAGCTAGTGCTAATGCCATAACTGCTGCTTCAAATTACGGAATAGCAATTGGATACCAAACAACTAACCAAGGTAATGGTAACGTTGCTATAGGAACATCCTCATCAGCATCTACCACTAATAACGGTATTGTAATAGGAACTGGTAGCTCAATAGCTGCAAATAACGCAGTTGCTATAGGCCCCACAAATAATATTGCTGGTGTTGAGACTGTTGCTGTTGGTACTGGTATCAACAACTCAGCGAGTTATTGTGTCAGTATAGGATCAGCATTAACAGTCTCTACAAACAATTATGCAATTACAATAGGTAACGGTGCAAATACTTCAAACTCAAGTGCTAGTTATGCAGTAGCAATAGGACCATCAACAATAAGTCAGGCTAGTAAAGCAACAGCCTTAGGTTATGGAGCATCTGCTACAGGGTCAGGATCTTTAGCAATAAATAACGCGTCTTGTTCTGGTAGCCAAAGTATAGCAATTGGAACCACAGCAAATTGTACAGCAAGTTACGCAATCTCTATAGGCTACAACTCAAGTGTTAATGGAGCGGATGGTGTAGCCATCGGAACCTCTGCTTCTGCTTATGCTGATTCAGTTGCTATTGGTGCCGCTACTTTAGCAACAGCCCAGTACTGTGTTAGTGTTGGTGAGCAAGCAAACTGTACTGGCACAAATTCAGTTGCTGTTGGCTATCAAGCAGAACCACTATCGCATACAGATTCAGTTGCTATTGGTTGCCAAACTAGCTCACATATTCAATCAATTGCCTTGGGATCACAAGCTAATGCTTCTAATGGTATATCTAGCATTGCTATAGGGTATAGCAGTGTTGCTGATGCCTACGCTTTGGCCATAGGAGCATCTGCTTCTGCTTTTACAAACTCAATTAGTATCGGCTATCAAAGTATCGCACGAGGATCTAGTACAAACTCAGTTGTTGTAGGTAACAGTGCTTCTGCTGGTGATACTAGTAACCTATCTTTGGGTAATGATGTTGCTATAGGTTATTACGCAAATACATCTAACGGTGCCTTCGCAAATGCAAGTAATGTTGCTATTGGTGCCTTCGCAAACGTATACAATTCTAGCAACTCTGTATCTCATGGTACCAGTGTAGGTGATGCTGCTCAAGTTTCTAGTGATAGGAGTATAGCATTAGGATCAAGATCCAAAGCGACTCAAACCAATCAATTTTCTGTAGGACAAGATGATTACATAGGTACAAGTTCAAGACATAGTTGGCTTAGATTAGCAAACGAAACAGTAAACGCTACCGTAACTCCTTTACACACAGACTTTTCGGATGGTAATACTCAATCACTTGTATTACAACAAAACTCAGTAAATCGATTTAAAATTATATTGGTAGCAAAAGAAGCAGGTGGTCCTGCTACTTCAACTTGTTGTACGTGGGAAGCGAGTGGTTCTATTTGGATGGCAAACTTGACTACAACAGTAGCTTGGATGGGAACTGCTCCTACTTTTACTGCTTATGGTACAGTTCCTTCTGGATGGACAGTAGCTTTAGCCTTAAATACAGCATCAGGTGGTTTTGATATTAACGTTAAAGGTCCTGCTACAGTACCTGTATCCTGGTTTGCTTCTGTTGAGCTAGTTGAATTGAGCTGGTAACCTTCAACTGTTTATTATAATTTATACAAAAAGGAGGGGGCAATGAGATTACAAAAGATTGAAGCTATTAAGGATACAGATAACGAGTATAATTATACGCTCAAGACACTTACCGATCCTTCGTTACCTTATGATCCAATAACAAATCCTTTAATCCCCTTAAATTTAGCAGGTGCTTCTGCTACTTATAAAGCAGGATTAGATTTTGATGCACCTTTAATAAGCCTCTCTGTAGGTAATGGTATTGTAATTGACACACTCACATCTACAATTACCTTACAATTGAAGCCAACACTAGCATTTGATTCGCTTCAATTGCTTTGTAATTCACAGTTAAATGTAACCGTTGGTGGACAAACAATAGCCATCTTGTACGGTACTCTATTAATATACAACTCACTCAGTTAGGAGACACTCATGTCCGGTAATTTTACAAACCTGTTAGCCAATGACTTGATTAACCACACATTAGGCGTAGCGGCATACACTGCACCAACAACTTATCTAGCACTCTCCTCCACAACTCCCTTAGTTAATGGTACTGGTGTCACTGAACCTACTATTGGTACCAACGGTTATGCTAGGGTAGCAGCATCAGGCTCAGGTGTATGGAACTCAGCTAGTGGTGGAGCAACATCAAACTTAGCTGTAATCAACTTTAATACTGCTACAGGCTCTTGGGCATCTGGTGTCAACATGACTTATGCTTGTATCTATGATGCTCCTACTGGAGGCAACTTCTTAGGATTTGCTCCTTTGTCGGTACCTCAACCAGTACTAACAGGTAATACGTTGTCTATACCTATCGGCGGTGCCACAGTAACTCTCTCTTAATCAACGTTCCATCTGTTAAGCAAAGGCATATCTTCATCGATATGTTCTTTGCTTACCTTTCTATTAAGGAGGTTATATGGCTCGTACACAGACCTATCATGATAGGTTAAAAACAACAATATCAAACACTCCAGGTACTGGGAGCCTAATAATAAGCACAGCATCACCCTCATTTGTGTCATTCACTAGTGCTGATGATTCGCTATTCTTTGACTGCCTATTTTCTGATGGCCCTAATTGGGAGATTGCTAGCCTTTGTCAGTTTACTTTTAGTACACTCACACTAACTAGAGGTACCTTTGTCTCCTCTTCTACTGGCTCTACTTTAACACTATCTTCTGCTACCATAGTTTCTGTTGAACTAATTAGCAGTAAGATTGTTCCTTCAACTAATGATACAGGCTTTACAAATTCCTTTGGCGTTGGTGATGTTGGATTCGTAAATGGCAATCAAAATACAATTATCGGTAATAATGCTCTTGGAAATGGAAACAATGCTACATCTGTTGGATATAATGCTCAATCTAATCTTCAATCAGTAGCAATTGGAAGTGGAGCGATTTCACCAAATTATAGTGTTAGTATAGGATCTCCTTCAGGAGGTTCATATACAAACTGTATTTCAATAGGATACAATGCTTTAAGCGGAGGTAACTACGGAATAGCTATTGGCTATAATAGTTGGTCCAATGGTGCCTATAGCATGGCCATAGGACATGCTACAAATGTAAGTGCATCTAGCATGGCCATAGGTTATCAACAAAAATTAAGTGCCTCTAGTTCAACTGTTATTGGCTACAACTCTAGTGGTTCAAATGTTCATTACAATTCAGGTTCTAATCTAACTACATTAGGATATGGTATAAACAGTGCTGCTTTAGCTGCTGCTTCCTTAACAAATACTGATACTGTGTTAATAGGTGCAAATGTTATTGGTACTGGTAATGGACCTGTTGTTGTTGGTTCAGGTGCCACAACATCATCAACAAACTATAATGTTGCTGTAGGTTATTACGCAAATATTAGTGGTACTAATAGCGTAATGTTGGGAGCTAATCCCTCTACTACTTACGGGTATACTGGTACAAATACTACTGTTTTAGGCGCCAATATAAACAGTGTGGCCTTAGCTTCAGGTAATATATCTGCTACTGATATGGTACTAATTGGTAGTGGTGCATCTTCTTCATATTCTGGAGATATTGCTATTGGTTCAGGTGCCACATCCAATTCTCCTATTTTAGGTATTGCTATAGGTTACCAAGCAAATATATCCGGTAATTATGGTATAATGATAGGTAATGGAACAACATCAAGCTACGGGTATACAGGCACATCAAATACAATTATAGGTGGATCTGTTAACTCAGGTTCCTTCACATCATCAAATGTTACTAGCACCAACATGACTTTGATGGGAAGTCAAGTTATTGCCACAGGTACTGGAGTAACTGTAATAGGATCCAACGCTACTACAGGTTCAGCAGTTAATAATGTAGCTATCGGTTCCTATGCTAACGTTAGCGGATTAAACGGAGTGATGATAGGTCCTTCATCACCAACAAGCTACGGGTATACTGGAACAGGTATTACTGTAGTTGGTGTAGCTATAAACTCATCATTACTTGTTTCCGGTAATATAAATAACAATTATATTACCTCTATCGGTGCCTCATCAACTGCCGCACAAACTGCTTGTACTACCTTAGGCTATGCTTGTAATGCAGTAGGTACCTATTGTACTACCTTAGGTTATACAGCAACTGCGCTAAGCAATTACTCAACAGCCGTTGGTGCCAACGCAACTTGTTCAACCTTTACTAATGCTGTTGCCTTAGGTTATGGTGCTACTGTTGGTGCTAATAACACTACTGTTGTCGGTAACGCTGCTAATGGTTCAGGAGCCAATTCTGTTGCCGTTGGTGGAGGTTCAGGAGGTCACGCAGTTGCTTCTGGCACAACTAGCGTAGCAATCGGTGCTGCTGCCTCAAACAATACAACTGCCAGTGCAAACTATTCAGTAGCGATAGGCGGTGGAGCTTCTACAGGTGTATCATCTAATAATGGTTCAATTGCCTTGGGATTTAATGCTACTTCAACAGGCCTTCAATCTATAGCAATTGGTGGAGCTAATAGTGGTGGCCTGTACTCAACTACTGCTTCTGGGCAAAGCAGTATAGCAATAGGAGCAACCAGTGGTTCTACTGCTACAACTGCTGCTGGTACCAGCAGTATAGCAATCGGAGATTCAGTTACATCAAATGCTTATGCTTCAAACTGCGTAGCTCTAGGTTATAATTTAACAATTTCAGCAAACTCTACTTCAACAGCAAACAACAATGTTGTAATAGGTTCAGGTTCAAAAGTCACAAATACATCAGTTAGTGGTAGTTCGAACGCAAACAATAATATTGTCCTAGGTGCTTCTACTGTATTGACTTGCGCTTCTAACGGAACAATAAACAGTAATGTTGTCATTGGCACAGGAGGTACAATTACAGCTACTGGAGGTGGTTATAATGGTTCAATTGCTTTGGGTGCAGGATCAACCTTCACAGCAGGTGGAGCAATAGCAATTGGAGCTGGAGGTACACAAACTGCTGGTTCCAATGCAGTTGCTATTGGTACAGGAGTAACGGCTTCTGGCTCCGGTAGCACAGCAATCGGCAATAACACAGTTGCAGTAGGAACAAATTCAATTGGTATAGGAACTGGAGTACCTACTAATTCATTAGCAAACAATGCTGTAGCAATAGGTATATCATCACAAGCACACTCTGCTTCTTCGGTAGCAATTGGTGATTCATCTAACGCAAACGGTACATACGGAGTGGCGGTAGGATATAATGCCGTTATTTCTGGTGGAAACTATGGTTCAGCCTTTGGTAACAATGCAGCTGCTGAAGGATTACAAAGTACTTGCATAGGTTCAAATGCTGCTAGTGGGAAAAGTTATGGTACTTGCTTGGGTGCCTATAGTCAAGCAACGATATACGGACAAACTACATTAGGTCAAAGTAACTTAATAGGTACCAACAACTTTCAATCTTTTTTGCAAGCAAGTTGTCAAACTACTAACGCTACACAAAAGAATTTATATTTAGATAATACTACCACACTAATTACCTTAACAGCAAACTCTGTTCAGTATTTTAAAGCTCGTATAGTAGGTAAGGTAACAGGTGCCTCTGATTCTGTTGGTGTATCCATAGAGGGTATGATTCAAATGGGAGCAACTGCTGCCACTGCTGTTATATTAGGCACACCTACATTCTCTACCTTGTGGGGAACAACAACAGGCCTAACATGGGGCTCAGGTACACCATTCGCTGTAGCTGCTGATACTACTCATGGTGCCCTCAGTCTGTTAGTTACAGGTGCAGCTAGTACAACGGTTGACTGGTTTGCATCAATTGAGTGGATCAGTTTGGTCTATTAACATTTTAACATTTTAAATTCCTTCAAGGAATTAATAGGAAACTCTTATGACAATTAAAGCAATTACAGGATCATTTACTGATCCACAAACACTAATTACTCTACCAACATCTTACGTAACTGTAGGTATCTTGAGGGCTGACACTACCAACGCCCACTTTGATGTACAAATATTTGTATCCGAAGCTGCTGCCGTTGATACCAACGTTTCAAGTCTTTTGGGTAAGAGTTACCAGTTACTTACGTCTCAGGTTAATGGTGCTGATTCATTGTACCAATATCTATTAACTTTACCTGAGTATGCGGGATTTACTGTTGTAAATGCATAAATCTATGAGATTTACTGTCGTAAATGCATAAATCTTAGGGGAGGCATCGTAACTATGATGCCTCCCTCATATAAGGAGTAAAGTATGCCATTAGCTTCCGGTGATTCCATTGCCAGTATACCAATAGCTAGTTTATCAGTATCAGGCTCAATATTAAACGTAAACGTAGCCTATTCCGAAACTTCTAGCCTAGCTTTTACAGACCAAAAGAAACTAAACAATAACCTAGCTTATTCTGAGGCATCAGCTTTAGCATTAGTCTCAAACAAGAAACAAAATGTATCCATAGCCTATTCTGAAGCAAGTGCAATCACTATTGCTAATAACCTAAAATTTAATATTAGCTTCAATGTTTCTGAAACTTCTAGNCTAGCTTTTACAGACAAAAAGAAACTAAACAATAACCTAGCTTATTATGAGGCATCAGCTTTAGCATTAGTCTCAAACAAGAAACAAAATGTAAGTTTAGCCTATACTGAAGCAAGTGCAATCACTATTGCTAATAACCTAAAATTTAATATTAGCTTCAATGTTTCTGAAACTTCTAGCCTAGCTTTTACAGACAAAAAGAAACTAAACAATAACCTAGCTTATTATGAGGCATCAGCTTTAGCATTAGTCTCAAACAAGAAACAAAATGTAAGTTTAGCCTATACTGAAGCATCAGCGTTAACTTTTACAGACCAAAAGAAACTAAACAATAACCTAGCCTATTCTGAAGCAAGTGCTTTAGCATTAGTCTCAAACAAGAAACAAAATGTATCCGTAGCTTATTCTGAGGCATCATCTCTGTATGTGATGCTAGGTAACTTCACTCTCGTTTCATTTGCATTATCAGCTACATCTAATGTCACAATCTCTTCAAACAAGAAACAGAATGTAGGTTTAACCCTCTCTGAAAGTAGTTTACTTAGTGTAATAGACCAAAAGAAACTTTTTAATTCTATAGCATATTCTGAAAGTAGTTTCCTCAATGTTGTTGACTTTAAAAGGTTAGGTAATACCCTTGCATTCTCTGAATCTAATGTGATAACTGCTACTGACCTTAAAAGGTTGAATAATAACCTAGCTTTTAATGAATATTACAACATATCGTTTAACAATGGTATCTTAATTCCCATTACCTTTGCATTATCAGCTACATCTAATGTCACAATCTCTTCAAACAAGAAACAAAATGCAGGGTTAGCGTTCAGTGAATCATCGTCAATTATTTTGAATAGCCTAAGGCATCTAAATGTTTATTTTGCGTTAAATGAATCTTCTACGTTAACTGTTAATGCCTTTGTACCACAATCAGTTTATTACAACATTTTAGTATATGAAGGTAGCAAGTATCTATATACAATCCACAGAAATCATTATGAAGAGGTNATATTATGTTAAATCTAGACCAAGCAGAAACAGCAATAGATCACTTTAGCCAAGCATTTGGCTCAATCTTAAAAGGCATCATCCATACAGCCCACATACTAGCACCAATAGTTGAGACTGTTGCTCAAGCCAGTGGTAATGGTAGTGTGGCCAAGGTAGCTGATACCGTAGCTAATGTTAGTTCAAAGCTAGATGTTTAGAGGATAAGGATATGGCTGAAAAGTTTTTAGAGGATGAGGATTTAGATAAACCCTTAGTGTACGAAAGGAGAATTATTAACCGACGACAGGATGATAAGCAGGTGGACGTATCTACTTTATCCTTCTCATTTAAGGATTTAGGGGTATTAGTCTCGGTGGCTATTGCCATTGGCAGTGCCTTCTATGCACTTAATCAGAGACTTGATAAGCAGGAAAATAAACTTGAGGTGGAGAGTCAGCTATTAGAATCACGGATAACCAATCTTGAAAAGCAATTGGATACAGTTGACCGTAAGCTGGATAATTTGTTGAACCAATTAACCGAATTTCTTTACAAGAAAAAGGTTAACCAGATTGCGGAATTAAAATGAAAAAGGGGGATAATAGATTCAATCTATTATCCCCCTTTTTTTAATAAGAAAATGAGTACAGGACGGTCCATCCGATTACACTACTATTGGCACAATTATGAACAAGCCCTGTAGTTACCTGCATAGAGCAAAGCTCTTATCATCAAGGTCCTACCCTCTCTGATTCTCATGAGTTTAAATTAGTATTATTTAATCACCTCCACATAGTAATCTAATCCATAAGTATCTACCAGATCATCAATGGCAGACAATTGTGCTGAACTAAAAGATATTTTAGGATTAACGATCAACATAGCCTCTACTAGGGATAGTGTAACGGATGGTGTTGTTCTATCATAATCATCATCAATTTTCAGCCTAATTGAACCATCCTTATTGTAATCGTAGTCTCCTAAGTCACTTAGATCACGGTACAGCCATTGAATATCATTACCTCCGAAGATCCAGCTAGGCTTACCCAAAATAAAACTAATCTGTACAGCGAGTAGCAATGCCAAGCTTGTATAAGCGCAGTCATCAGACGCATCAGTCACCATCATAGGTTTAAATTTTTCTCTGTTTAGTTTGTTCATTTCTGTCTCAATGCTCAATTGTAGGCTTATTTCTAATGCTTCTATTTTCTCTTCTAATGCATCTATTTCCTTTTCTAATGCATCTATTTCCTTCCTAGTAGCTTCCCATTCTTCTGTCCCGGTGCTCAATTGTAGGATTATTTCTATTTCCTCTTCTAATGCATCTATTCTCTTTAGAGTAGCTTCCCGTTCCTGATGTCTCAATGTCATTTTTT